TTAAACCTGCGGGAGCGGAACTACCTTTATTCCCTGCTATTGTTAAGCCTTTAAACGGCTCAGTAATATTAGTGGAAGGGGTATTTGACGCTCTAAACTTAATTGATAAAGGACTTGTTAATGCAGTTGCAGTACTTGGAGCTAATAACCTTCAGTTAGACGTGCTCAAGTCACTGAAGCTGCAAGGAGTTCATACAATTTATACAATGTTCGATGCAGATGAAGCAGGCAGAAAGGCCGAAGATGCGGTACAAAGACTACTAAAAGACGATTTCATTGTAAGCGAGGATACTAAACTAGAATTACCAGACGGCTTAGACCCTGGAGACCTGTCCGCAACGGACATAAAAAATATTAAGGAGAATTTATATGGTGAAGAAAGCTAAAAAGAATACCCTATACTACAAGTACGACAAATACGTGTACGATAAAAGGCAGTCCGCGTATTCAGACAAAGTAATTCAGGTCTACACCCCGCAATCTTCTTGCTGGTTCTCCTCGTTACATCCTTTCCTGAATAGGCTGCCAAATTTATTAGAGGTTTTTAAATTTAAGCACTCAGAATTCATAAAAGGAAGATCTCCCGGTAATACTATTACTACCTCTAAAGTTTGTCCTGGGATAAGGAACATCCTTACTAACAGTCTTATTATTCGTACCCCTGTAGATATAGCTATAACGATAGAGGCTGGAGGGGGCTACGTATACGACGTAGCTGGAGGGGACTCCAGCTCCGTCACGGTGTCTCACCACCCCCAGGACCAGTTCTTGCTACCAGAAAGCTCCTCTCCAGAAGAAAATATATTTAAGGATAAAGTAGCTATTAAGATAAATTTAGGGGTTAGCTACTCTGTGCCCAACACCTACTCGGAACCCTTGGTATTGCTTCCCCCTCAGTATCACACTTCTAATACCTCCTACCAGGTGGTAATGGGGGTGATAGGAGAAGGGTACCGAACAAATCAGTCCTTGAATATTATAGCTATGTTCGAAGAACCCACCAAGGGGGCGGTAACGCATATAATAAAAGCAGGTACCGTACTAGCATACTTATGGGCATCCAGACCTTATAAGATAGAATACGATGAGCCCGGGGACTACGTAATAAATCACCGGTTTACTAGATCATTTATAAAAGGAAGATATGTCAACGATAGCGATAATTGATAAAGCACCAAGTGGTGTAAATTACAGTAGATACTTTAACTTTGAGTTTGATAACTACCATTTATCCTCTAAGAAAGTTAAGAAACTGCTGAAAAAAGATGTAGACTTAGTAGACTTTGATGTAGACGCATATGAGTATGTAATACTTATAGGCTCTGAAGCGGCTAAGTTTATTGGGGGCATTGGCTCTGTGACAGAATTCGCAGGTCATTTAGTAGACGATAAGTTTATCCCTATGATTAACCCTGCTATGTTAAGTTTTAAGCCGGAAGCTAAACCTCTATTTGATAGAGCATGTGAGAAGCTACACGGGTATGTATCAGGTGAGAAACCACCTACAGTTTCAGGAAACTTTGAAGGCATACAAGACGAGGAGAGAGCAAATGAATATCTTAGATCAATACTTGAGGACGATACAGTTAAATTTGTTGCGTGCGACACGGAAACCTCGGCTTTATATCCAAGGGATGGCTATATACTGGGCATTAGTTTGTCACATAAAAGTAAACAAGGTGTGTACATATCTACCGAATGTGTTAGCGAAGTTACTGAAGGATTGCTGCAAGATCTCTTCTCCAGTAGACTAGTAGTATTTCATAACGCTAAGTTTGACTTGAAATGGTTAGAGTACCACTTCAACTTTAAGTTCCCTAAAGTTTCCGATACTATGCTTATGCACTATGTATTAGATGAAACCCAAGGTTCCCACGGTTTGAAGCAGCTAGCAATGAAGTACACGGACTACGGAGACTATGATAAGGCTCTAGACGAGTTTAAAACTAAGTACTGTAAGGAACATAAGATACTAAAAGGCGAATTTTCCTATGACTTGATACCTTTTGATATTATGTACCCTTACGCTGCAATTGATACTGCCGTAACCTACGACCTATATCAGATGTTTGGTAAAAAGATTGTAGCAAACGTTCAGCTAAAGAAAGTATATAAAGAACTTATGGTTCCTGGTATGCTATTCTTAAAAGATGTTGAAGAGAACGGAGTTCCTTTCGATATGGGCAGACTAGAGAAAGTTCAGGCACTTATGGAGACAGAAATCCAAGAAGCGAAAGAGAAGTTGTACGGGTTTGAGGAAGTACATAAGTTCGAGAAAGAGCAAGAAAAAGTATTCAATCCAAACAGCACTATGCAGTTACGAGTACTATTATTCGACTACTTAGGACTTACTCCTACTGGTAAGCTTACAGGAACTGGAGCAGCTAGTACAGATGCAGAGGTGTTAAAGAAGTTAGCAGAGGAACACCCTATCCCAGGAGTTATCTTAGATATTAGACAGAAGTCTAAAATTAAGAATACTTACTTAGATAAGATTATTCCTGCCTTAGATAAAGATGGTAGAATTAGAACCGGCTTTAACTTAACTTCTACTACTTCTGGACGGTTATCTAGTTCTGGTAAGATTAATATGCAGCAGCTGCCTAGAGATAACTCAGCAGTGAAAGGGTGTATTAAAGCTAAGCCAGGGTACAAGATACTACAACAGGATTTAGCAACCGCAGAGGTATATGTTGCAGCAATCCTAAGTGACGATAAGAACCTACAGAATGTATTTAAGAGTGGAGGAGACTTACACTCTACGGTGGCAAAGATGGTATTCCAGCTGCCTCATGATGTTGCGGATATTAAAGAAAAGGCATCTACACAAAGACAGGCAGCGAAGGCTATTACATTTGGAATTATGTATGGATCAGGTCCTGCTAAGGTTGCTGAGACTGTTACTAAAGATAGTGGCAAGCCTTTTTCTATTCAACAAGCTAAAGATACTATTGCGAAGTATTTTAGAACGTTCCCTAGGTTGAAAGATTGGTTACAAATGTCAAAGGAGGACATCGAGGCAAATGGATATATCTATAGTATTCTTGGACGTAAGCGTCGCTTACCTAACGTATTTAGCAATGACAAAGGTATTGCATCACACGAAGTTCGTAGCGGTATTAATTTCCTTATTCAGTCTGTTGCTTCCGACATTAATCTCTTGGCTGGTATTGAGCTAAATCATTGGATTTTAGATAATAATAAAGACGCTAAGATTATCGCTTTGGTCCATGACTCTTTAGTACTAGAAGTAGCAGATGGAGACGTTGAAGAAGTATCTAAAGTTATGGCTGAGTTTACTCAGAAAGATAGAGGTTGCTCTATACCAGGACAGCCAATCGGAGTAGATTTAGATATTGGGGGAGATTATGCCTTTGGAAAATTCGAAAAGCAATACCCAGAGTTTCTCTGATATACACTGGCCTGTATGGATGATTCGTCATCACGAGCATATAGGAGGCGGTCTAGTAACTGATAAATATGGAATTAGGCGTATAGACTCAGTAGATAAGTCTATGTCTTTTCCAATGCGTAGACTAGCTATTAAAGCCTTAAAGGATCTAAGAGTATACCCTCTTAGAAAAGCAATATGGAACTTTAAAGATTTATTAGCCTCTGGCCAGCTTCACTTTATAGACTACGAAGGTAAGATTTATAACTACACTAAAAGTGTATTTCACCCTTTAGTATACCGAAAGATACTATCTAAAAAATACACAGATACCACTACTATATTTAAAGTTAAAGGCATTAACTCTTTCTTTGAAGTAGCAGGTAAGCTAAACTTAGAAGCTATGTATGCTGGTATAATAAACATAGACAGAGGGTACTTACTCTACGAAGTGACTACTGAGAAACTAAAAGACAGCAGGAGGAAGATATGAGTGTCTGCCCCCAAGAGGAAAAATGGGTACATGTACTGAAGTATGTGAGTGCTGGTATAATACTTACTGCTATGTTTATGCACGCTTTTGATATGTTTCCCTATAATATAATGGTGCATATCTCTGGAGCGGTGCTTTGGACTATAGTAGGTTTTAAATGGCGAGAGCCTTCAATTTTACTTAACTTTTTACCTCAGATATTTATCTTAGGTGCGGGTTTAATTTACGAGTTTTTATTATGAGTGAAAAAGCAGTTTTATCAAATAGAATATATATGTCCGCTGACGCTAAACGACAGAAGCTTTTAGATACAGAGTTAACTTACTCTATACCTTCGTATAACCCTATGGAGCCTCCTACTATTATTAAGAATATGGGTAGGATTAGCGATAAACTAATAACTGTTCCCGTAGGTAGAATGGACTTAATACCTGAAGGCGCAGAGATAGTAGATAAAAGGACTTTAGTTCCTGTAGAGTTTCCTAAGTTCAAGTTTGAACTAAGAGATAGCCAGGCTAAGGTATACGACTTAGTAGCAGATAACGCAATTATCAACGCTTTCGTAAGTTGGGGCAAGACTTTTACAGCTTTGGCAATTGCAGCCAAGTTGTCCCAAAAGACGCTTGTAGTGGTACATACATTAGCACTAAGAAAACAGTGGGAAGACGAGATTGAGCATTGTTTTGGCATTAAAGCAGGAATTATAGGTAGTGGTAAGTTTGACACAGATTCTATAATTGTTGTGGCCAATGTACAGACTCTAGGTAAGAAAATGGCGGACATTCAGAAGATGTTTGGCACAGTCATACTAGACGAAATGCACCACGTTTCTGCCCCTACATTCTCTAAGATACTTGATAAATCTAGTGCAAGGTACAAGATTGGTCTAAGTGGTACTCTCGAAAGAAAAGACGGTAAGCACGTTATCTTCAATGACTACTTTGGATTTGAGGTACATCAACCACCTAAAGAGAACTATTTGCCCCCTAGGATAATACAGGTTAAGTCCGAGACACGTTTCCCAGACAGCGCTTCTATTCCTTGGGCTCGTAGAGTTAATGCAGTTGCTTACGATGAGAACTATCAGAAGATGGTTGCACAGTTAGCTTCTGTATATGCAGCAAAAGGGCATAAGGTTCTGGTGGTGAGTGATAGGGTCCAGTTTTTACGGAGGTGCGCCGACCTGACCGGAGATAATTCGATTTGTATTACGGGTGAGCTTGATCACGAACTCAGGGAAGAAGAACTGCAAAAGATTAAAGATGGGAGAGCAGACATACTGTACGGCTCTCAGAGCATCTTCAGTGAAGGGATTTCAGTTAATGAGCTTAGTTGTCTTATTCTGGGTACTCCAATCAATAATGAGCCACTATTAATTCAGTTAATAGGTCGAGTTATTAGAAAGATGGAAGGGAAGGTACAGCCTGTTGTTGTAGACATACATCTAAAAGGCAACACTGCTTCTAGGCAAGCAGCTTCTAGAGCCGGAGTATATATCAAGCAAGGCTATGACATTAAAGTAGTGGCAGGAGTATAAATAATGATTCAAATAAAACATTATAGCACTAATTTACAAAATACAGAAGTATGGGAAACAGAGTACTTTAGGTATATAAATATACATAAAGTAGGTAGCAGTACTGTTAGAAAGGGTATATCTGAATCCTTTGATAGTCCCCCTAAAGAAGAAGCCCCCGATAAAGTAGTAACATGGACAGTACTTAGAGACCCGTACCTTAGGTTTATAGATGCTATCGCTTATGACATCGGCTATGTAGGACAAATTGTAAACCAGGAGGCAGTCTTAGATAGGTTACAGGGTGCTAATATATCGGAGTACATATTTGGGCTATCTAATCCTATATTTAGAGGTAGAGGTACAGTACGTCACTCTATGCCCCAAGTATCTTATCTGCTGGACATGAACCTAGACATCTACGTAGACATAAAGGACCTTAGTATGTTCTGTAGTATGCACTTTCCTGGGGTAGACTTTAGCAAGGGAGGAGAAAACTTAGGAGTATCAGAGGATAGAGACGTAGTTGCCGAGGTTCTAGACTCCCACCCTTTGCTTAAACAAAAAGTACTAGACTTCTTGCACATAGACTACTTCCTACTAGACCGACTGAATGCTATGGATAAGAAGTGGTGCTGGGCAAACGGGAGAATATTTTAGCAATTAAAAAATAATACTTGACAGTTTGGTAAAAACTTGGTATAATATATATTCTGAAATGGAGATTTAAGTTGATTTTTTATGACTATGGAAAGGTGCTTAGGTTAAGCAAAGGCAAAACAAAGAATATCATAAGGTTAGTAGTTATATACACTTATGGCATTAAAATGCCTAAAAAGAACAGAGCTATAGGACACTTTTACGGTCAGGATATCACCGGAGATAGTTTTTTGTTAAATCCAAAAGAGCTGTTTAAGAACAAACTTCAAGCAAGCCTAGAACAGATGGTAGCTTACATAGAACTAGCTGGGTATAGAAACTACTTAGATTATAAGTGGCAGGGTGTCAAAACCTTACCACGACGATATACAGAGATAACTTTGAAAGATATAGAGGACAATCCTTTATTAGCACTTGACGAGAAAGATAATATAAAATTTTACTATGAGGAAATAGATAATGGCAATTAAATTTGGAAATGTAACAGGTAAGGCAAAGAAGTCGTCAGTAGACGCATACACTTATAAAGAAGGCAACAACGTTGTTCGCATGGTTGGAGATGTTCTTCCACGATACGTGTACTGGGTAACTACTGCAGACGGTAAGCGTGTTCCTATGGAATGCTTAGGCTTCGATAGAGATAAAGAGCAGTTTACTAATATTGAGAAAGATTGGGTACGTCACTACCACACAGATATGAAGTGTTCTTGGGCATACGCAGTACAATGTATTGACCCAGATGACGGAAAGGTTAAAGTATTAAACCTTAAAAAGAAGTTATTTGAAGCGGTAATGGTTGCAGCAGAAGACTTAGGCGATCCTACGGACCCTACAACAGGTTGGGACTTAGCATTTAAAAAGCAAAAGACTGGACCACTACCTTTCAATGTAGAATACACATTGCAAGTACTAAAGTGTAAAGTAAGAGCCTTAGATGACAATGAGTTAGAAGCTATCAAGGAACTACCTAACATTGATGAGGTTATTAAGCGTCCTACGTCAGATCAGCAGAAAGAGTTTATTGAGACAAGAGTTCTTGAAAACGCTTCTACAGATATGCCTTCAGAAGTTGCGGAAGCAGTTACTGAGTTGCTATAATAAATTAGCATAAGGAAAGCCCCGTAACTGGGGCTTTTTTAACATATAAGGAAATAACCAATGAAGATTTTATTCAGTGCAGATCACCACATAAAACTTGGACAAAAGAACGTTCCTCGTGAGTGGGCAACTAATAGATACGACTTGATGTTTAAAGAACTGTACAAATTAGAAAAGACAGTAGACTTACACGTTATTGGAGGAGACCTATTTGATAAGATGCCTACTCTTGACGAGCTAAGCCTGTACTTTCAGTACATACGAGACATTAGTATAAGAACTATTATATACCCAGGCAATCACGAGGCACTAAAGAAGAATACCTCGTTTTTGACCAACCTAAAGGATGTTACAAAAGCGGTAAATCCTTTAGTAGAGATTATTGATGACTATTATAAGATAGACGATATGGACTTTATCCCTTATAATAAGCTAAAAGAATTCGACCCAGAGGACTTTAGTGGTAGAACTTTATTCACGCACGTTAGAGGAGAAATTCCTCCACATGTACACCCTGAAATAGACTTGTCTTTATTAAAGGGCTGGGAGCTTGTTATAGCAGGGGATTTGCATTCTCACTCTAACTCTCAGGGTAACATAGTCTACCCTGGTAGTCCTGTTACTACTTCTTTTCACAGAAACCCTGTGGATACGGGAGTACTACTGTTCGATAGTGATACTCTTGATTGGTCTTGGATGAAACTAAAACTACCGCAGCTTATTAGGCAAACGGTTAGTCACCCAGACCAAATGATTAAGACTAATTACCATCACACTATCTATGAACTAGAAGGCGATGTTAATGACTTGGTAAAGGTAGACAAGGACAACGAGTTACTAGACAAGAAAATTATAAAAAGACATAATGACTCCGCGTTAATACTAACCGCTGATATGACTCTAGAGGACGAATTAGCTGAGTACCTAGAGTTTATTATGGGTCTAAATACTAAGAAGATAGAGGCAGTACTGGAGGTATTTCATGATTATACTTAAAACATTAAAATGGTCTAACTGCTTCTCATATGGAAGCGATAATAGTTTAGACTTAGAGAAAGATTTAATAGTACAATTAGTAGGTACTAACGGTACGGGTAAAAGTTCTATACCTTTACTAATCGAAGAGGCTCTATTCAATAAGAACTCTAAAGGTATTAAGAAAGTTGATATTGTTAATAGAAATAGTGAGGGAGAAGGCTACTCAATCTCTTTAGACTTTCTAGTAGATGACTTAAACTACAATATAAGTGTAGAGAGAAAAGGAAGTATTAAGGTAGTTCTAACGTGTGATGGAGAAGATATATCTTCTCATACTGCTACTAATACTTTCAAGACAGTACAGAACGTTATTGGAATGGACTTCAAAACCTTTAGTCAGTTAGTGTACCAAAGTACTACTAGTTCTTTACAGTTTTTGACTGCTACAGATACCAATAGAAAGAAGTTTTTAATTGAACTTTTAAACCTAGATAAGTACTTGACCTTATTCGATAACTTTAAAGTCGCACATAAAGAAGCGTCTAATGAAGTTGCAGAGATTAGAGGTAGTATGGAGACTATTCAAGCTTGGGTAGATACTAACCCTATACTAAGTACTACTAAGAAAGTACTACTAGAACTACCAAGCCCTCCAGAGGACTTAATATCTGAAAGAGCTTTAGTGACTTCTAAGTTAGAGAATATTCTGGATATTAATAATAAGATAAACATTAATAATCAGTATAAGAGTCAGCTGTCTAAGTTAAGCGCTACGGAACTTACTAATGAAGTTGAAATGCCTGAAGGTATTGGAGAGTTAAATGAAGAGTTTACTTCACTAAGAACTATTATTGATCAGGCAAATACTGTACTACGCAAAATTGAAAAACTTGGGGATTCCTGTCCCACTTGTTTGCAGGAGATAGACTCTGATAAAACAGAAGAGTTACTTTTAGAGCAAAAGAGCGTAGTCTCTGTAAGTACTAAAAGAAAGAACGAAGTACAGAACCTTGTCATAAATTTAAAGAAACAACTTCAAGTTTATAAAAATCATCAATCTGAAATTGAAAAATTTGAGAAGCTATCTAATCTTGTAGATAATAAGCTGCCCAGTAAGACTGAAGATAAACTAGAGTTAGAAGAAGAAATCAATAAGTTTACTGTCGAAATTTCGAAAAAACAATCGGAGATTAGGGATATATCATCTCAGAATAACGAAATAACAAAATTTAATACTGAGTTAGACTATTTGGTTAAGCAAGTAAAGGAATTCAAACTAAAGCTATTATCAGAAGGAGCTAAGTTAAAGAAAACTAATGATGTATTCGCTAATTTAGAAGTTCTAAAGAAAGCTTTTAGCACGAATGGATTAGTGGCTTACAAGATTGAAAATTTAGTAAAGGACTTAGAAGATTTAGTAAACCAGTATCTAGGAGAATTATCCGATGGACGATTTGGACTAGAGTTTGTGGTTACTAATGATAAGTTGAACGTTGTTATTTCTGATGAAGGTAGAGATATTGATATACTTGCCCTAAGTAGTGGAGAGTTAGCCCGAGTTAACACTTCTACATTACTTGCTATTAGAAAACTAATGAGTACATTATCTAAGTCTAAAATCAATGTTCTATTCTTAGATGAAGTAACAGGAGTATTAGATGATGAAGGTAGGGAGAAATTGATTGAAGTTCTATTAAAAGAGCACGACCTAAATACCTTTATCGTTAGTCATTCTTGGAGTCACCCCCTCTTGGCAAAAATTAATGTCATTAAGGAAGAAAAGATGTCGAGGTTGGAAGAATGAATATACTAACTATAGATATGGACTATATTGCCAATAGTGCATTATCCTCAGAGATAGGGAAATTAGTACAAGGCCCCAATACTCTGGGGGCTGTGGATAGTATGTACTGGGATAGAGTTGATCGTATGCTGGGGGACCATGCCCCTAATAAACTGGACTCTAGGAACCTAGAGGAGATTGTAGAAGTATTTAGTAAGTATGTGGCAAGAGGGCGTCCTAATGTTGTGTTTGGGCTTGACCACGACTCTATACTTTTGCACATAGGAGATAGGACTACAGATATAACAGTTATAAATCTGGACCAGCACCATGACGTTATATACTCTAATGAGAGCCACTATAATATAAGTGAATTTGGGAGAGTCACAGAGGGGGACTGGGTATACTACATAAAGGATAGGGTAATAAGGTATTGTTGGGTAGGGAACGAGGGGTCAGAGGAGCCCTTATTCACTAATTTCAAGTATGAGAGGTTTAACCTATTTAGAGATATTGAAGATATTCCCTACCAGTTTGACCTAATATACGTGTGTCTATCCCCTGGGTACCTACACAAGAAGTACTGGAAGTACTTCTGGCAGTTGAAGGACCTTGCAGATAATTTAGTGGGGTATACCCCCTTAGAAACTAGGAGGCTGGGCGACCAGTATAAACTAACATCTGAGTTAGATTGGAGGGCAGGATATGGCAGTAGCTAATAAGAGTAAGGCTAAAGGGACAAGGGCAGAAACTGCTTGTTGCGTAGTTCTTCGAAAGTACACAGGTTGGAACTGGGAACGAATCCCTTTAAGTGGTGCCTTGGATGCCAAGCATGGCTTGAAAGGCGACGTATATATTCCTAAGGAACTTATGAAGTATAGTGTAGAAGTTAAACACTATAAAGATGACCACCTTACAAGTAAGCTACTAACTGGAAAAACCCCCCAAATTGTAGAATGGTGGGAGCAGACTTTAAGAGAGCAGAGAGAGAATGAAGCCGACCACCCCTTACTAATATTTAAGTTTGATAGAAGTAAGTGGTTCTGTGCGTTTTTACAAGAACCCGTTAATGACTATAGGTACTTGTACTACTCAGAAGGATTTTATATGGCTAAACTAGAAGATTACCTTAGTGACCGGTCGAAAGATGACTGGGTTTATAAGCGTATTTAAGACAATAAAAACCCCCAATACTGTTTTACGGTATTGGGGGTTTTTATTGTCTTAACTTCTCTCGGTACCTTCGAGTGGTTCGTGCCCCGGTCTAGTAGGGACAGGTTGGTTGGGGTTTATAGAACTAGCATTAGCTGGCATATCCCTCAGCACTTGTCTCCATACTTTCCACTCCTCTAGATCAGATCCCTGGTAGTCTGGGAGAACTCTAAAGTCAGAGCGTTGTAATAATTCATCCCTTAACTCTCTAATCTCTTCCAAAGGCATATCAGGGGGATCTGGCAGCTTCCACCCCTCTGAAGGGTCGTATGTAGCCCCTATGGTGGCTTCATGGTTCGCGTCTTCCACCCAGTTATCAGGAGGGGTCTGGTCTGCAGGTATAGTGAATACACCTCCTATTGCCTCGTTGCTGCTGTTAACTTCATAATAGTATTTCATAATTAATTCCTTTATTCTATCCTATGTACCTAATGTACACGTAACCTGGCTTGCCTGAGTAGTTTCTTGGGCCTCCGGAACCGTATGCAGAGCCAAAAGAAGGTACTGAAGGTGTGCTATCCCAAGAACACCCTGTTGTTGAGTTTGGACACCCATAAGATGTATTCCCTGCGTCTCCTCCGGAAGGTCCATTGCCGTAAGAGCCAAAAGTGCCTGACGGCACGCCTGAAGCGGTACCACCGCCGCCGTGTGAGTAATTATGTCCACCACCGCCTGTACCACCACCACCTAACGTTATGTTCAATCCTGCTCCGGAAATAGTAGTGGAACCCCCCGCACTACCTTTAGCATAGTTACCTCCAGGGCTACCTGATCCTGCGTTACCCGCGGAGTAGGAAATAGTACCTGTGGACACAGGTATAATGTAATCATTTACCCATCCAGCTCCTCCACCATAATTGTACCAGTCACTATATTGTCTATTTCCACCACCACCACCACCACTTGCGGATAGCCATATTTTGTCAACAGTGGAAGGGATAGGTACCGTACCCGAAGATCCCCCTCCTCCTATCCACTGGGAAACAGGGCTAGAGGCCTCTGCCTTAGTTGTCTGAGTAGTTCCGTCCGAGAATGTGATTCCCGTACTTGTTAATGTAACTGCCATTATTTTTCTCCTTTAAGAATATTAACTTCATCGCGAAGCTCTTTTACTGCTTCAATTAGTAAAGCGTGAAGAGCATCGTACTCAACTACTTTGTATTTTTCACTACCTTCTTCAAAAGGCATTTCTTTTTCTGTTACCGCACTTGGTAGAACTTTCTCTACGTCTTGTGCAATAACACCAGCAGAACGTCTGCCATCTTTCTTGTATGTAAATTCTACACCATTAAGTTGTGCAACTTTGTCTAATGCACCTGTAACGTTAGATACGCCTGTCTTTAATCTTTCATCTGATACAGTACCAGAATAAGCTACTACTTGGCCGTCTACGTGCAAGTCACCGTCGTCTTCAAGACGCATTTCTTCAGCACCTGCTGTGTACCAACGAATACCGTGGGAAGCGTCATAGAAAGTATAGTCATGAGTGTTACCTGAATAAATATCAGTAGTTGTAGAGTTTCTACGTCTATCATCTTCAAGACGGAAAGCAGTTCCGCTAAGGGTCATGCCGTAGTTGCCGTCAGCAGAGTAAGTAGTGTTAGTATCAGTGTTAGTATCTGGTGGAGTTACCCAAGACATAGTTCCATCACCATCAGAACGTAAATACTGAGATGTAGTACCATTACCTGATACGTTTAAGTGTAGAGCATCAATACTGTTATCAGCATAGTGTTCTGAATTGATTGCATTATCAGCAATATGCTCATTGTCAATACTACCTGCTACATAATGCTCGGAGTTAATTGAATCATTAGCAATCTTAGCACCATTAACACAGTCTGTTGCGAGATGTCCATTATCAATAGACCCATTAACAAGTTCAGATGAGTCGACACAGTTGGCAGCTAATTGAGTGGCGGTAATAGTGCCACTTGCTATGTGTATAGCATCAATAGACCCATCAACATAATGAACACTATCAATACCATTCTCTAGTAGGGTTTTTATCTGAGCAGCAGTTTGGTCAGCAGTAGCACCTGTTTCAATACCGTCTAACTTAGACTTTAAGGTAGATGTAAAGTTCTTAGCAGTCAAACCATTATCACCAACAGAATATGTTGTATTATTATCAGATGCCCATACAGCAGTTCCACTAGCAGAATACTTTAGGAACTGACCAGAAGCACCAGCAGTTGGAATATGTTTGTTACCAGCAGATGTAGGATGAGAGTAGTTATTCGCAGAAGTAGCAATACCATCTAGTTTAGTGTTATCTGCTGTAGTAAAGTTCTTTTGCGTTAGTCCACCATCACCTACTGAATAAGTAGTATTATTATCAGGAACTGTAACTGTATCAGTAGTACCATCACCACGATTTAACGTAATTGTATGCCCACTAATAGTCATTGCATTTGCTGCAGTACTTAAGGACTGGTTTGACGTTTTAGCCGTTTTAGTTGCTAAAGCAGTAGTTAATGTGGAGGCGTAAGACGCGTCATCATTGATAGCTGCTGCTAACTCATTAAGAGTATCTAAGGTACCAGGTGCTCCACCGATCAAATCAGTAACTTCCGTTTGCACGTAAGCTGTAGTAGCTACCTGAGTAGTATTAGTGTTAGCTGCTGCAGTTGGTGCAGTTGGTACACCTGTTAAAGCAGGACTAGCTAAAGGGGCTTTTAAGCCTAAAGCAGTGTCTAATCCGTCTACATTAGCTGTAGTATGATTGTGGCTGTCATCAGCAACAACTGCACTAATAGTAACATTACCTAAGTTAGTCATTGTAGCAGAACCACTTAAATCACCACTTAATGTAATAGTAGGGTCATTTACATTAATGTCCATAGTGTTATCTGTATCTTGGTAAGTTACAGTTACACCAGACTCTGAATTACTAGACCACATAGCACCTGCTGTGTCACTAATGTATTCGGCTAAACCATCAATATTACCTGTTACGTGGTTATGTGAATCATCTGCAATAGTAGCAGTTAACGTGGCATTTCCTAGGTTAGTTAATGTACAAGAACCACTTAAATCGCCACCTAATGTAATAGTAGGGTCATTTGTAGCAGTAGTAGTAATACTAATGTTACCTAAGTTAGTCATTGTAGCAGAACCTGTTACAGCGCCAGTTAAAGAAACTGTTGGGTCATTTACGTTAATGTCCATAGTACCATCAGCATCTTGGTAAGTTACAGTTACACCAGACTCTGAATTACTAGACCACATAGCACCTGCAATGTCTTGAATTTCTTCATTAGTTTGATTTGCTGTAGCACCAGATTCAATACCATCTAACTTAGATTTAAGTGTAGTAGTAAAGTTTTTCTGTGTTAAACCACTATCACCAACTGAATAAGTAGTATTAGTATCCGTAGAACTAATAGTACCGCCAGCTGAGATAGCAACGTTAGTACCGGCTGTTAAAGCAGCTACAACATTTGTAGTATCTGTAACATCTGCAGAAGCTTCTATACCATCTAGTTTAGTGTTATCTGCTGTAGTAAAGTTAACTTGCGTTAGTCCACCATCGCCTACTGAATAAGTAGTATTATTATCAGGAACTGTAACTGTATCAGTAGTACCATCACCACGATTTAACGTAATTGTATGCCCACTAATAGTCATTGCATTTGCTGCAGTACTTAAGGACTGATTAGATGTCTTAGCTGTTTTAGTTCCTAACGCAGTAGTTAATGTAGAAGCGTATGCCGCGTCATCATTGATAGCAGCTGCTAACTCATTAAGAGTATCTAGCGTACCAGGCGCTCCACCGATTAGGTTAGTTATCTGAGTATCTACATATCCTGGAGTAGTCTTAGCATCTAAAGCTGTTTGTAAACCGTCTACGTTAGCTACAGTATGATTGTGACTATCATCATTTACAGTCATAACTCCAGAAGCGTCTATAGCAATATCTCCGCCTTCTTTAACTCCGCCTAAAACGGTAGGAGCTGCTACAGGTAAAGAATAGTTATTAGCTGAAGTAGCTATACCATCTAGTTTAGTGTTATCTGCTGTAGTAAAGTTAACTTGCGTTAGTCCACCATCGCCTACTGAATAAGTAGTATTAGTATCCGTAGAACTAATAGTACCGCCAGCTGAGATAGCAACGTTAGTACCGGCTGTTAAAGCAGCTACAACATTTGTAGTATCTGTAACATCTGCAGAAGCTTCTATACCATCTAGTTTAGTGTTATCAGCTGTAGTAAAGTTAACTTGCGTTAGTCCGCCATCACCTACTGAATAAGTAGTATTAGTATCTGTAGAACTAATAGTACCGCCAGCAGAGATAGCAACGTT